TTCCTGGTTACGTATTAACTTGAATTCACGAACTTCGTATTGAGAAATGAATGTTTCTCGCAAGAATGTTGCTTCTTCATAAGTAATATCGATGTCAAGAATAACTTGTAGATAGGTTTTCGATTTTAGATAAATTTCTGGATTGGCAAGCAATGCAGACAAATTGATACTGATAAATCTTGGACCGAATTCATAGTCTACATATTCGGGTTCCTTGTCCCATTCTAAGAACATTGCACCACGTTCAAAATCCCAGACGTCGGCATAGTTGTGTCCAAACGGATTGCCGATGTAGCTAATCTTACCCTTTTGTTGACGCTTGTGAAAGTGCCCAGAAAAGACATGGGTTTGGTGTTGAAAGTGATCGGAATTGAGTGCGCCGTGATCTGGCATCTCTACCATGGCATTCATTTTGAAGCCTGGTAACTCTAAGTGTCCGAATGTGTATTTGGTTTTAGCGTTTGCAACAGCTTTCCATTCTTCTTCGACCAACCATGGAACAAGTGAAACGTTTCCGATTTCACGAGGCTCATCAATTAGTTCAATATTAGAAAACTCTTGACCTACAACCATGGAGTGAATATCTCGTTTTTCTCGATAAAACAAATCATGGTTACCAACCATAATGTAGACTTTCTTAAAGGAATTGTTTAGTTTCCTTAAAGCCTGCATCGTGTAATCGAGTGTCAGGATATTGATATTAGAACGATGGTGGTGCCAGTCGCCCATGAAAATGCAAGTTTCGCATTCTCGTAACTGGGCTTCTCCAATAAGCCAATCGATAAAATCCAAGCAATCCTGATTGTGCTGCTTGGAGTTGTGTCTTAGTCCAAAGTGAATGTCTGTGAAGACTGCTACTTTTTCAAATAAATTAGTGGTTGTCATCTTTAGCTGATTCCTGTGCATCTTCTCTTAGGTGGCGAATTTCTTCTTCGATTGCAAGTTGGCGCGAGAAGCTCGGGCTTGCTCCGCTGTCAATCAAAAGGTCGTCACGAAGAACTTGATTCTTCTTTTCTAAGTTTAGAACACGGGTAAAGCTATTTGAAACGCTCGCTGTGTAATATGAGAACGGATTGTCTGATTTGTATTCGTCGAATTGAAGTCCCATCTGTGCAAGTTGCAACAGTGCCTGACCCTTCATTTCGTCTAGATAGGTATATCCACGCCAGTTGCTTCGCTGGCCGTATTTGTTCACCATTAGAATGAACATACGCGCAAGTTTGTTTGTAATCGTTCCATGAGTTAGGCTAAACTTTCCATTCTTGGAATGTGAACGACCTACTTCCTTAGCAGCACCATTTTCGATAATGTAATGCTTGAAGGGATGAAAATTAAGCTTGACATATGAATCGGCTTCGCTCTTGGGATTCTTTTTTCTGCCAGGCGCTAGAGGAATGTGCTCATATGTAATGACACGAAATACCAGGTCGTCTACCGGAATTGTATCTGGCTTAATTTTGAATTCAGCAAGCCTTGGCTTGTCTGCTTTTGTTGTGATAACTGTTGTAGAGAGTGCATGTTCATAGGCAGTGGCTGCAATTCTTGCTGCTCGTGTCGCCTTAGCTTGTTCTTGCACTTCGGGTTTAAAGATATCCTGAAGGTCTTCGACAATTACATCGTAATCCATGTACTTCACCCTGTCAATGAATTCGCAGAACGAGCTCTTGCTGCGGTGAATTTCTTTCAGCATGTCCTTATTGTTAAGATAATTAACCTTCTTGACGGGGACAACCGGGATTGTTAGCGGAGCTTCGCTGTCGTCGTCTTCTAAAATGATGTTCATTAAGTTTTCTCCAAAGAAAAGAGTTTCTTTATCTAAGTGTAGCTGATATGGTCCAGGAAGTCAAGAAGTTCTCGATAAAAGCATATGATAATAACCTTGATAAATAAGCAATACAGGAGAACTTCTAGATGCAGAAGGATTTTAGAGCAAGGTTGCAACCCAAAAGCATGACAAATTGTGAGGACATACTTGGTCCGAATGTTTCGTCTAATCTACTGGCACCTCTATACTCAACCAATGGCGTTTTGTTTCCATACACTCCGTCTGTAACTTCAGGTAACGCTGCAGAATACGACCCTACAAGTTTTATTCATTCCAATTTTGGATACAATGCGTATGTTAGATCATATCCTAAACCAATTTCGATAACTGCTGAGTTTACTGCGCAGACAAACGATGAGGCCCTATATTTATTGTCGGTAATCCACTTCTTCCGTTCCGTCACGAAAATGTATTTTGGTATTAACCCGTACAAAAAGGCAGGAACACCACCGCCCGTTCTGTTGTTTAATTACTTAGGTGATTACATGTTCAACAATGTTCCTGTGGTTGTAAAAGCCTTTGACTACACACTAGAAGCAAACGTCGATTACATTCCGGTTAATACTTCTGTCTATGACATAGACTCTCAATTTTCCACTGGAGTAGTTTTGCCGCCCGGAAACATGGCCGGTTACTCATATGTGCCAACTCACATGACTGTGACAGTTGATTTAGATACTCAATACACGCCTATCACGATTAGAAACGAATTCAACCTCGATAAGTTTAGACGTGGCCAACTTATTAATAAGGGTTACATCTGATGGCACAAAACTCTAAAGATACGAGCCAATACCTTTCGACACCAGTCAAGAATTGGTATTTGGACCTATGGGTTCCTAGAAAAGTTTCTAAGAGCGAGTTCGATAATCTAATTGTTATACCTCCGGCCTTTGACCAGAGACCAGATTTATTAAGTCAACAAGAATATGGTACGCCTGCTCTGTGGTGGGTGTTTGCAGTTAGAAATCCTGACCTAATCATCGACCCAATTAACGACTTTGTCTCGGGCTTACAGATTTACGTTCCTCCAAACCCACTTAAACAATGACAGATAAATCATTTCTTGCAGGACCAACCTTTAGTTCTATTGCTGGTGGAAGTTTTGAATCTTTAGCAGCAGATGCTAAAGCTAAAGCCGCAGAAGAAGCAAAATCGCTGGTTAAAACAAAAGTTACACCGAAAGCCAACATTCTGAAGGCAGGCGTATCCACGCCAACTCCGAAAGATTCAAATAAGTTGAGTCACCAAGAGACGGCTTCATCGAGCGATTTTTCATTAGATTTTCAGCCCAACATTTTAGATAATTATGATGCCATTACATACCATTTTAAATTGTTCATGGTATCAACGGCAGCCGCAAGAAGTGGTAATGTATTAAATCCGGATAACCAGGTAATCATTGCTGAAAGTGGAGTCACTGATTTAACAATTGACAAAATAGAGTTAAACACCATTGCTGTGCCATCTGTTGAATCTGGAACTGGAACGCAGACAACACTAAAGTTTGAAATTGTCGAACCATCGGGCGCTGGGTTATTAGACAAGATGTTCTATGAGTCGATTGCGTTGGGTATCGGTAACTGGCTTGTTATGCCTTGTTATTTGCAATTGACTTTTAAGGGTAGAGATCCGATAACTTCAGAGGCAGGAACTGGGGACATCGGTGATATCGGGACAATGAGTTGGGTATGGCCGATTAAATTAACCGAAACTAAGGCAAATGTTACGACCGTTGGGACAAGATATGAATTTAGTGCAATCGTATATGATGAATTTGCACAAGGTAATTCATATTTTGCAATTCAACATAATATTGCGCTGACAGGTGTCACTACATTTCAATCTGCAATGACTGATTTGGAAGATAAACTCAATCAAGACCAGTATTTGAAATTGTTGGATAATTACAGCATTCCGGATACGTACAAGATTATTGTTGATCCAAAAATTGCTAACTTCCAAATCAAAACAGACGATGATAATAAAAATTCTTATCGCAGTGGGGACTTCAAGATTCTGAAAGATAAGACCGCAACCTTCAATGCCGGTACAGGTATAGATAAAATTATCGATGCCTTGCTTGCCAACACCGAAGAATATCAAAGGGGTCTTACCGGAGCAGTCCAGGGTGCAGGAAGCGGCCCGGGAACTATAAATCAAAATATTGACCAGATGAAAAAATTCTGGAGAGTAACAACAGAAGTTCGCCCAATCGAATTTGATAAGCGTAGATAAGATAATGCTGTAGAAATTACTGTTTTTGTTTTTGAATATGATCTCGGTGCATCTGCTGCCAGCCCGACCACAACAGGTGGCACACCTGGCTCGCAAGAAGCAAGCCGTCGAAGGCTTAATGAATATATCGAGAAAAAGATTCTAAGAAAGAAATACAACTATATGTTTACTGGATTGAACGATCAAATAATTACGTTCGACCTGAATATGAATTTTGCTTTTGCAGCGACACTTTCTAGATTTGGCGGTGCATATTATGACTCATCGGCTAAGGATATGGGACCAGTAGCTCAAAACCGAGCCGAAGATGAATTAAAAGTAACCGAACAAGTTAGAAAAGTTATCACGATGCAAAACAATGCAACAAAGGATAACAATCCGGGAAAAACACAAAAGGCAATTGACGATGCTAAGTTAGCAGTTGCGAAATCCACATTAGATGATACAACAAAAGCCAGATATACAGTTCTGCTCGATCATTCAAAACCTGCTGATAGATTGGCTTTACTGAATTCTGCCAGCCAAACCGGTGGTATCCAAGCTGATGGAAGCATTGACAAAAATTATACCCAAGCCAAGAGAACGGCTAGTAGCCTAGCAAGCTCACCCACCGACTCAAATCTGAAATTTGTAGCAGATGTGAATATTAGTAGCAGTTCTGCTAAACAAGCCTATCAGGATTTTTTAACAACAAGCAAGGGTAAACTTCGACCAATTCCTTTCAGAGAAGCACAACAGGAATCATCGGTCGGTGCTGGTGTTGAAGCAAATAGCACTTCTGGAAAAAATAAGTTAGCAAGTTTATTTTCTACAGTGTTGTATTCCGACATTGGTGCAAATTTAGTACACATTAAATTGAATATCAAGGGAGATCCTTATTGGCTCTCGCCAGCCCCTATTGCAGGTGCACCGGTACTTCCATATAAACGTACCATGGGTGTTGACCAGGCTATGGAAATTCTAAAATCTGGACACAAAATTACCAACACAGTAAATTTGTTTGGTACTGATAATTTTATAATTCTTCGCTTTAGAACACCGAGAATTTTTGATGAAACTGTGAATCCAACTACAAGCGATCCGTTTACTGAAGTGGAGACTTTTAGTGGTGTATACCGGGTGTTAACGGTTATTCATAAGTTTGAAATGGGTAAATTTTCCCAAGAATTAACCTGCTTATTAGATCCTGTTATTAATACGATTGACTTTATTGAGCAAGTCGAAGCAAATGCTGCAACACTCGACACACCGACAACCGTTAATGATCTTGTTTCTCGAGGCGCCAAGGTAATTCCGGACACTGCCCAAGGAACTCAACGTATTATGGGTGCAGTTGATAAAGCTAAGGGTGTTGTGGAAACTGCACGTAATTCTGCCGGTCAAGTCAGGGAACTCGGGGCTCAGACTATTGGACAAGTTGGTAATGCAATTAAATCGAACGTTCCACCATTGCCTACCACAGATTTGGTCGCAGTAGTAAAATCGAAATTTCCCAACATAGGATAATATGGCATATCTAAATACACATACCCGAACTACCGGGCCTACGTCAAACGATAGTTTTCAACCTATAGGTCGAACCCCGACTCTGTATGGTGTATTCATGGGTTACGTCAAGGATGTCGAAGATGTTCAGAGAATGGGCCGCTTGCGCGTATGGATTCCAGAGTTTGGTTCTGCGCCAGATGAAGAAAATTCCTGGGTAATTGTGAATTATTGTTCGCCATTTGCTGGTGCAACAAATGTTCAGACAAATAATCCAAATGATGTTCAATCATTCGATGGTACTCAGACATCCTATGGAATGTGGATGGCGCCACCTGATATAAACAATCAAGTTCTTGTCATGTTTATTAATGGCGATCCTGCTAAAGGAATTTGGATAGGGTGTTTGTATAACCAGTTCATGAACAATATGGTTCCTGGTGTTCCTGTAGATTCTAAGAATTATCAATATCCCGGTAAACAAATTCCTGTAGCCGAATACAACAAATGGGATACTAAAGTTACGGAACCCGACAGAGCTTTTCACCCGTATGAAGAAACAAAATTCCGCGGCGTAAGTAATCAGGGTTTGATTAATGATTCTGTACGCGGAACCACTACTTCGGGTGCCCGTCGTGAAGCGCCAAGTCAAGTATATGGTATTCTTACGCCAGGCCCAGCTATCAATCCAGATACCGACGCCGAATTTATTAAACGTAAGGGCGGTTCATCATTCGTCATGGATGATGGCGTAGGCACGGAATATATCAGTTTCGCAACTAAGAGTGGTGCAAAAATTCGCTTTGATGAAACAAATGGATTTGTTTATGTTATCAATCGAGATGGCACAGGCTGGATACAAATTGACCAGGTCGGCAATATTGATATTTTCGGTGCAAGAGACATATCATTAAGAGCCCAGAGAGATTTTAACGTCCGGGCAGATAGAAACATTAATATCGAAGCCGGTCAAAATATTTTCATGAAGGCTGCAAAGGATACGATTGAGAGCACAACTACATTCACATATGATGTAAATAATCTTCCACGTTACAAAGAAATCCCTGTATGGAAGTTTGTCGGTGAAGGAAAGGGTGCAGGAGGCAATATTGTTACCCAGGCACTAAATGATACTCACACGACTGTGAAGAATAATTCTTATCTTACAGTTGGCAAGAATCTCGAAATTAAGGTTGCGACCACAATCGATATGTCTGCAGGTACTTCGTACAACCTGACTTCGCCGACTATCACAAATAAGGGTGCGGTTAAGATTATCGGTACACTCGACGTTACTGATGCAGTGAAATTTGGATCGACATTAAATGTCAAGGACGATGTTCACGGAAAAGCAGGTAGTTTCAGTTCAACTGTGTCGGCATCCGATATTAGCTCCGCAGGTCCGGTCAAGGGTTCTGCAGGTTTGTTTAATTCAATTCCGAATGTCATGCCAGGGCCAGGCGCAAGCAGTGGTTCTGCCGGTCCAGCAGGCACGGCAGGTCCGACAGTTACAATTCCGGATCCACCGGCAGTCACGCCTGCCGAAGTTAAACCAACAGTAGATAAGATTAACATTCTGGCAACTTGGAGTAACACCCAGTCATACCCTTTATGGAAAGCCAATACTCAATATTTCATTGCCGATGTGAGAGTTTATAATTCTAAATTGTGGTATTGCATTAGACAGCAACCGCCTCTGCCATCGTTTGATCAAAAATATTGGGTTCCTTATGAACCAGAAGACAAATTTAAGAGAAAATCTGAGGGTATCCAAACAACCACAACTCGTTTCCCAACCTATGAACCTTGTCCGGAACACGAGCAGTTTACATTCGGATCAATTTCAGGATATGTCCCACAGTTAAACGAAGGTGATAAGACTTATAATGGTTCGGGTGGTGCAGGTAATGAAGCAAAAGCGTCACCTCCCACAAATACTACACCAGGCGCAAACAATACAGAATTGCCGCCGACAGAAACAACAGATAGTGTTGTTACGAAAGATCTGAACATGAAGGCACTAGAGTGCCAATTGAAGATACACGAGGGTGTAAAATACAAGGTTTACCTCGATACTCTTGGATTGCCAACTGCCGGTATTGGACATTTGTTAAGAGCAAATGAACAAATGCCTGTCGGAACAGCAGTATCTGAAGATCAAGTTTCACGCTGGTTCCAACAAGATTCATCGACTTGCATTAAGGATGCCCAAAACTTCGTCGGTATGGATGTTTGGGGTGACCTCGATGATAACAGAAAACGTGCCCTTGCCGACCTTGCATATAACATGGGCGGACCAAGACTGAATAAGTTCACAACTTTCCGTGCTGCAATGCAACGAAAGGATTTTAGTGCTGCGGGCGAAGCATTAAAGAACTCTAAGTGGTACACTCAGGTTGGTCGTCGTGGACCTGCAATTGTATCACAGATTGTGAATGGTGTCGATCCTAACGGATGCGATAAGAAATTCCCGCCGTAATAAAAATGCCATATAATTCTTTTGATAAATAACAAAAAGAGAATTATATGGCATCCAATCAATCAGGTTACGTTCAAAAAACAGTTAAGACAAAGAAACCCTACTTTGTCGGATTCAACACGATTAATCAACCCAACCCACCTTATACTCTAACAAACTTAGATATAGTTAAGCGTGACATTCTTAATCAGTTTGCAACGCCATTGGGTTCTCGGGTCATGCTACCAAATTTTGGAACTCGCATTTATGAAATGTTGTTTGATCCTTTTGACGAATACACAAAGAATGCAATTATCGAAGATGCAGTTCGTGTTGTAAATGATGATCCTAGAGTAGAGCTTGTGCAGATTGATGTTTATCAACAAGACCAGACACTGAATGTTGTTATGGTATTAAATTTCGTACCTGAATCAGTTACAGATAGTTTGTTTGTGACATTCTCGCTTAAGGACAAGGAAACTTTCTAATGTCAGAATCAATTCGTCAATCAAATCTTTTCGCAGCAGAAGATTACAAAAAGGTCTTTAAGGCTTACCAGTTCATCGACTATACTGCTTATGATTTCGATACTTTGAAGCAAGCACTGATTAATTATATTCAGACATATTATCCAGAAGACTTCAATGACTACATTGAAAGTTCTGAATTTATTGCTATCATTGAATTGCTTGCATATTTTGGTACAAGCCTTGCATTCAGAACTGACCTTAACAGCCGCGAAAACTTTATCGATACTGCTGAACGCAGAGAAAGTATTATCCGTCTTGCACAGATGGTTAACTATGTCCCAAAGAGAAACATTGCTGCTTCTGGCTTGTTCAAAATTGATGCAGTCCAGACCGATCAACCATTGACAGATGCTAACGGCGTTGATATCAATGACTTAACAATTTTCTGGAACGACCCAAACAATCCCGATTGGTTTGACCAATTTATTCTTGTGTGCAATGCTGCATTTAGCACTTTGAATCCTTTCGGTCGCCCGACAAAGAGTGGCACTATCGGTAGTATTCCTACTGACTTGTACCAACTCGACAGCGTTTTGAAGCAAAATGTTACTTACCCGACATCTGTTACTATCAATGGTCAACAATACCCGGTAGACGTGTGTAACCCAGATTTTGTTTCGGGACAAACAATCTTCGAAAGAGACCCCGATCCAAATAATGCATTTAATTTCATTTACAGAAACGATTCATTAGGCGTCGGGTCCGCTAACACAGGCTTCTTCTTGTATTTCAAACAGGGTAATCTGATTAACCTGGATACTAATTTTGAGTTTCCAGTACCTAACAGAGTTTATCCTATTGAGATTCAAAACATTAATCAGGACGATGTTTACGTTCAGCAAACCGATGAGCAAGGTAATGTTCTCGCTAAATGGCTGAAGGTACCTGCACTCGCTGGCGAAAATATTATCTACAATAGCATTAATTTTGCACAAAGAGATATTTTCGATGTTATAACAGGTGCATTTGACACAATCAGCATCAGGTTCGCCGATGGTAATTTCGGTAATGTGCCGACTGGTTTGTTTAGAACCTGGGTTCGTGTAAGTGCAAATGAAGCACTTGTTATTCGTCCGGACAATGCACAGGGCTTGCAAATCTCTATCCCATATATCGGATCTGATCAACAGCAGTATACCCTACGTGTTATCTTTAGTTTGCAACAAACTATCGGTAATGCTGCGCCTACAGAAACAGATGAACAAATTAAACTCCGTGCGCCAGAAGTGTTCTCCACACAGTCTCGCATGGTAAACGGTAGTGACTATAATGTCCTACCACTTGTTTATGGAAATCAGATTGCTAAAATTCAGGCCCTTGACAGAACCTATAGTGGTCAGAGTCGTTACATTGATTTAAATGATCCGACAGGCTTCCATCGTGATTTGATTATTTTCGGTGAAGACGGCGCATTATTCAGGGATAATCAAAATGTTCTAGTTGAAGTCGTAAAAGATGCCTCGAACGAGAATACCATTGATGCTATTTTAGTAAACACTATTCAAGAAGTCTTAAGAGATCCTGCACTTTACAGATTCTATCTCGACGAGTATCTAACTCAATTCGAAACAAAAGTCAGAGTCAACGCCTCGCTTGAAGTTCCGGAAGGTCGCTCACTGTTGGATTTAGTCCCGACAGTAAAGGTCGGAGATCCAGATTATCCTGCGGCTGACCCTGCTACACCTTTGTTCTGGAGAACAAGTCCTGCCAAGTTTAAGAATGATACAGGCTATTTTGTTGAAACAGATGGCACAACAGCTATTCCTTTGATTAACTCCTTAAGTTTCACAACTACCGGATTGAATCAAGCCTTTGCATTTATTGCAGCCGGAAGTACAGTCGAATTTGCTAATCTGGATCAAACTATAAAATCTGCTGCACCTGTCCGCAGTGTAATTCAGAATGGTATACCTTCGAATGCAAATCCATTAAATCCATTCTCGAATATTGGACCTGTTGAGCTCGGCGCAGAAGAGAATAACAATTACCAAGCTATTAAGGTTTATCCTGCATTCAGAACACAATTGAACGCTACAGAACAAGCCAATATCGTGAATACAATTAATCTTGTAAGCCCGAGTGGCTTCTGGATGTATTATGATTTACTTCAGGATTCCTGGGGAATTGTTCCATCTGTGCCGCCTGTAGATCAAGCAGAGCAAGCTTTTGTTTATCCTGCACCTCCTTCAGGTCAAATTTTGTCTAGCTGGACAGCACCGACAAGCGGTCTTCTTTATGTAAACGCTGTACCTAATAACCAGTTAGGTACTGTCACATACGAAATTACCGCCAGAGGCAGAGTTTATGTCTTCGAGTCTTACAGAGACGTCCGTTTCTATTGGGAGCCAAATAAAGTTATCCTCGATAATGCAACTGGCCAGGCATTTGAAGACACAATTGAAATTGTTCCATTTGTGAATACAAACAACAGTATTGACAACAACGAACCACCGGATCCAATTCCTAATCCACAAGATGCATTCCTCAAGGAAGCAGTAAATTTCAAAATCAGTGGAGTCTTCATTCAAGACGACGGTTATCAAGATACATCTAAGGTAGAAGTTTCTTTGGTAGACTTTGATGCCGATGGCATCCCTGACAACCCTGCTGGTTTTGATGAAATTATTTCTCGCGACGATCGTGTCGTATTTGAGTTCTATACCAATGAAGTAACTGGATATCAGAGTACAAGGCCGTGGGTTTCACAATGGAACACATTACTGTCTAATGCAACGG